ACAAAAGGTTTTAAGCTAATGAAAATTGCCTGGATGGCAACTGGCTTAGGGGCCTTAGTTGTTTTAATTACATCGATTACTGGCGCATTTACAAGGAGCGAAGAAGGACAAGAAAAATGGGCTAGGGGAATGACAATGATAGGGGCTGTTGTAAATCAAGTATTAGACTTACTTGCTGATTTAGGTATGGCTATTGTTGATGTATTTACAAATCCGGGAAAAGCATTATCAGATTTTGGCAACAAAATTAAAATAATGGTTACTGATAAAATTAGTGCTTTATTAGACGGGCTTGGGTTATTAGGAGGCGCAATTAAAAAAGCTTTTAGCGGTGATTTTTCAGGAGCAATGAAAGATGCGGGGCAAGGATTAAAAACTTTAAATAACAATTTTAATGTTGTAAAAATAACAACTGACGCAGTTATAAAAGGCACAAAAGATCTTGCTAAAGCAACGAGTGATTTAATTACAGAAACAGGCAAAGAAATTGATGTAATGAACAAAGTCACAAAAGCTAGACAAAAAGCGCATCATATTGAAAGAGATTTAATAATTGAAAGGGCAAAAGCTAATAGAGAAATAAATGATATTAGACTTGAAGCGGAAAAAAGAGATGAATATACAACATCACAAAGAATTGAATTACTTAAAAAAGCTCAGCAAATAGAAGAGGAAATAACTCAAAAACAAATTAATGCCAAACAACTTTTAGTTGATGCAATGATATTAGAGCAGTCAATTAGCTTGACTACAATTGAAGAAAAAGATAAATTAGCAAAGTTACAGGCGGAATTAATAAATTTAGATACAAAAAAATTAAGAAGTCAAAGATTATTACAAACGCAAATAACAACGGCTACAAATGAAGAAAAAGCAGCATTAAAAAGTGTTGAGGATTTAAAGAAAACAATAAGAGAAGCCACAGCAAGAGGTGATGAGGAATTAAGGCAGCTTGAGTTGAACAAAATAAACGAGCATTTTCAAAAACTAATAGAACAAGCAGAAGCTAATAATTTAGTAACCGACGAATTAAAAGCTGCAAGAGATTTAGCAATTAAAGATAAAGAACAAGAGTTCGAATTACAAAAAGCAACCGAATTACAAGATTTAAAAAATCAAATACGTGACGCTGTAGCAATTACAGAAGACGAACAAAGAGAACTTGAAATAATTAAAATAACTGAACATTATGATAAGTTAATAGGATTAGCTAAAGCTCAAGGTTTATCAGTGGTTGCTTTAGAAAAAGCTAAAGTAAATGCTTTAGATAACTTCGGAAAAGAAGCATCAGACAATGCTATTAATTGGGAAGAATTAACAGAGGGGGAAAAAATGAAAATTATTTCTGATGGGTTTAATAATCTTGCTACAATTTTAGGTGAAGAAACAGCAGCTGGTAAAGCGGCAGCAATAGCGGCGGCAACTATAAGCACATTTCAATCTGCTCAAAGTTCGTATGCGTCTTTAGCGCCAATTCCGATTATAGGTCCTGCATTAGGAGCAGCAGCAGCTGGAGCGGCTATAGTTTCTGGTATGGCTCAAGTAAAAGCTATAACAGCAACAAAAGTGCCAACGCTTGGCGGGAAAGCAGCTCCCTCGGTCGCTGGAGGATCTGCACAAGCACCAGCACCACCAACACCTCCATCTTTTAATATTGTGGGAGCTAGTGAAACAAACCAGCTAGCAGATGTTATAGGGGATCAACAACAACAACCTGTGCAGGCATTTGTAGTGGCTAGTGAAGTTACATCAGCACAAGCATTAGAAAGAAACACTATTGAGGGTGCTACAATAGGATAAATACAAAATTAAATTTTAAAATCGTTATATAATTATGAAAATAATCGAACTTATTTTAGACGAAGAACAAGAAGAAAGCGGAATTGATGCAATTTCAATTGTAGAAAATCCGGCTATTGAATCTGATTTTGTTGCTTTGAATTCACAAGAAATTAAATTAGCAGAAGTAGATAAAGATAAAAAAATATTATTAGGTGCTTTATTGATACCTAATAAACCTATATATAGAAACGGGGCTGAAGGAGATTATTATATTTTCTTTTCACGTGATACTATTATGAAAGCATCTCAGATGTATTTAAAAAATGGCTATCAAAATAACTCAACCCTTGAGCATAAAGAGGCTTTGAATGGATTAACACTTGTTGAAAGTTGGATAGTAGAAGACGAGGTACACGACAAATCTCGAAAATACGGATTAAATGTTCCTGTTGGCACATGGATGGGGGCTGTAAAAGTAAACAATGATGAAATATGGCAAGAGTATGTTAAAACAGATAAAGTTAAAGGTTTTAGTATTGAAGGATATTTTGCTGATAAAATGGAAAGACCTAAAGAATCAATTAAAGAAGATATGTCAGAAGATGATAAAATTCTTGAAGAAATAAAAAATATATTAATTTCTGAATAATGAAAAAAAGAATAAATCAGAAAACATTTATACCTAGTAGAACAAGCCCAAAAGGAAACTCAAGAGCATGTTTATGCTGGGACTCTAATACGTATTCAATTAGCTGCTGTGATGGTTCAATACACGCACAGGGGATAGGAGTTATAACTCGTATATCTTGAAAACGCAAAATTTAAATTAATAATCGTTATATAAATAATATGAAATCAACTGAAATGTTAAATCAAATTAAAACGCTTTTAAATATTGAGGTAAAACTTGAAGAGATGAAGCTAGAAAATGGCACTATAATAAGTGCTGAGTCCTTAGAAAAAGGAAAAGAAGTCTTTATTGTTACGGACGATGAGAAAGTAGCAATGCCTGTCGGAGAATATATTCTTGAAGATTCAAGATTATTAGTAGTTGAAGAAGAGGGCATAATATCAGACGTTAGAAAAGTTAGTGATGATGTTCCTGAAAAAGAAGAAGCAGGGAAAGAAATTACAGAAGATTTAAACGAAGATGAATATAAAGAAGACGAAGAAAAAGAAATGGCAGATGTAGGGGATTGGAAAGGAATGGAAAAAAGAATTCAAAACCTAGAAGATGCTATTGCTGACCTTAAAAAAGATAAAGTTGAATCATCAGAAATAAAAGAAGATTTATCTGAAGAAACAACTGAGGAAATAAAAGAAGAATTATCAGAGGCGGCTGTAAAGCCAATTAAACATAATCCTGAAGCTCAAACCTTAAATAAAAAGAAAGTTGAATTTGCAAAAGGTAAATTTAACACGACACTAGATAGAGTATTAAATAAATTAAATAAATAATAAAAAAAATGAGTAATCTAAAAAATGTAAATTTAGCAACTACTGTAAATATCACTAGTACTTACGCGGGTGAGTTTGCGGGAGAATATATTGCGGCAGCTCTTCTTTCAGCATCTACAATTGATGACGGAGGATTAACAGTAAAAGCAAATATTGCTTACAAAGAAGTAATTAAAAAATTAGCAACAGGTTCTTTAGTGGCTGCAGCTGGATGTGATTTTAACCCTACATCAACTGTAACACTTACTGAAAGAATTATCCAACCAGTTGAATTACAAGTAAACCTACAATTATGTAAGTATGACTTTGTAAACGATTGGGAAGCACAACAAATGGGCTTTGGATTAAATCAATCTTTACCACCAAAATTCTCTGACTTTATGATTGCTCACGTAGCAGCAGAAGTAGCACAAAATACAGAATTATGTATTTGGCAAGGAGATACAGCAGCAGGAGCAAACAATTCATTTGATGGGTTTGAAAAATTAATTGCAGCAGCAGCCGGAGCAGGAGATATTCCAGCAGGACAACAAATTGCAAAAGCAGCAATAACAGCAGCAAACGTAATTGATGAATTATCTAAAGTTGTAAATGCTATACCATCTTCACTATATGGAAAAGAAGATTTATTTATTTATGTTCCTTCTGCAATAGCTAAAGCTTATGTTCAGGCTTTAGGAGGATTTGCGGCTAACGGATTAGGAGCAAATGGTGTAAATGCACAAGGCACACAATGGTGGAACAATGGTTCACTAAGTGTAAATGGTGTAAAAATCTTTGTTTGCCCTGGAATGAGTAGTGATGTAATGTATGCAGCACAAAGAAGTAACTTATACTTTGGAACGGGCTTATTAAATGACTCTAACGTTGTTAAAGTTTTAGATATGGCTGACCTTGACGCATCTAACAATGTCCGTATGGTTATGAGATTTACTAGTGCGGTTCAATTCGGAATTGCATCAGATATTGTTGAATACGCTTAATAATTAACTAACTAAATAGGGATAAGTAGAATTGTCTGTTTATCCCTTTTTAATAATAAAATAAAAATAACTTATGCCTTGTTTACTTACGACCGGAAGAAAAGTACCGTGTAAATCGGCCTTTGGAGGAATAAAAAAAGTTTTATTTGCTGATTATGGAACTATTGCTAGTATAGCTGTAGATTCAACAACAAAAGAAGCAACTATTACAAATGGTTCTCCAGCCCCGACATGGTTCGAATATGATGTAAAAGGAAATTCAAGTCTTGAAACTACTGTAACAAGTAGCCGAGAGAATGGAACAACGTTTTACACTCAAACATTAAATTTAACATTAACTTACTTAGACGCTAAAACGCAAGCTGAACTTCAGATTCTTGCTGTAGCTCGTCCTTATATAGTGGTAGTTGATTATTACGGAAACAATTTCCTATGTGGATTTGAAAATGGAATGGATTGCACAGGCGGTACAGTTGTTACTGGTGCTGCTGCAGGAGATTTATCCGGATTTACTTTAACATTTGAAGGAATGGAAGAAACTGCACCTTATTTCTTAGATAACGCAGTAACACCTTCAACTGAACAAATACCAGTAAATTAATATTTAGTTTTTAATAGTAAATTAAGCATCCTTAACGGGGTGCTTTTTTTTTGCTTGATTGATTGTGCAAATTAGTCAAATAAATACGTTATATAAGTAATGATAATATTAACTACATCTGCAAATGCCCAAGCATTATCTGTTATTCCTAGAGAATACAGCGAAGCTTTTAGCGTGTCTATTAGGGATGATAGCACAAATATTATTAAATATTATAATGTTATAAATGCTGTAACTTCAGGAAATTATCTTAACTTTAATTTAACATTTAATCCTTTATTAGTAGAAAATCATTTTTATGATTTAAGGTTATATATAGATTATAATTATTGGAACACAAATTATAGCTTTTGGAATATATCGGAACAAATTTGGAACGTTGAAACAGAGGAAGTAGATGATATATTTAACGATAGAATATTTTGCACGGATCAAGATGTTGATCAATTAAATAAAAACGATCATTATGAATTAAATAAAGGTCAATATACGACTTATGATGGTTATGATAATACATATTTAGTAATATGAAAAATAGAAAAAGAAATACATTAGGGCAATTTGTTAAAAATTCAAAAGTTTCGGAATTTGGATTTGTAAATTTAAGCACATATACAAGCCCTGAAATTAAAGAAGTAAATGGCAAAGATTGGATTGAATATGGGGCAGATAACAATTACTTTCAGTATCTAATTGATAGATATAATGGAAGCCCAACTAATAACGCTGCTATCAATGGTATAAGCCAAGCTATTTATGGTAAAGGTCTTAATGCAACAAACGGCAATAAAAAGCCGAACGAGTATGCCCAAATGATTTCTTTATTTAAAAAAGATGTTGTTCGAAAATTATGTTATGATTTGAAATTAATGGGTCAGTGTGCAATTCAAATTATATATTCTAAAGATCGCAAAAGTATAGCTCAACTTGAGCATATGCCTATTGAAACGTTAAGAGCAGAAAAATGCAATGACGAAGGGGAAATTCCCGCATATTATTATTTTAAAGATTGGCCAAATATAAAAAGGAGCGATAACCCTTTAAGAATTCCAGCCTTCGGAATGTCTAATGAAAGTATTGAAATTTATTATATAAAACCTTATAAATCTGGTTTTTATTATTATTCACCTGTGGATTATCAAGGTGGGTTGCAATATGCTGAACTTGAAGAAGAAATAAGCAACTATCATTTAAATAATATTCTTAATGGCTTGGCCCCTAGTATGTTAATTAATTTT